TTGAGAAGTCTTTGTATGAGTCTTTCCTGTATGTAAAGAACCATCTGCCATCTTATGATTGGTACCTTTAAATAAAGAACCATCTTTCTTATAATGGTTAACACCTTTCATGTTTTTTTTCCTTTCTTCTTTTTCTTTTTATCCATGGCTATAGCTACAGCTTGCCTTTGTGGATACCCTGCACTAATAAGTTCTTTAATATTATAGTTAACAGCTGTTTTACTCTTACCTGTTTTTAAGGGCATCAGCATTTTCCACTTCACTAATTTTAATTAAATTATCAATAGCTCTTTCAGCTTGTCTCTCATCTCTTTCATCTCCTTGCTTCTCAGCATCAAGAGCAAGACGAGCAGCTAACTCAGCATACTTAGTACCTATTTCAGTATTCTTTACTTCAAGTTTACCAGCTGCTTCTAAAGCTTTAATAGCTATCTCATCTTCTTTAAGATTAACTTCACGATCTTTAATAGCTAAAGTTGCTGCGTCTTTTGCTGCATCTAACTCAGCTTTCTGTTCGTCTAGTTCAATACGTTGTTTTTCATTTAGTAACATTTGTTGTTCAGGAGATACAGCAGCTTGCATATTCATATTAGCTTGAGCAATTTCTTGTGCAGCTTGAGCCATAACCATTTCCATAGTTTGTGGATCATTAGCAACACCACTTGCTTGTACCATACCACCAAGTTGTTCTTGGTACTGTAGTAGTATATGTTCACGTATGTTAGCTTCAAGAAGAGGTTTACCCTGAGCCATTAAAGGATTACCACCTATTGCAGGGTCTTCCATGAATGCAGTCTTAAAGATAATATGTGCTTTGTGATTCTGTCCCGGATAAGCTTTAATAGGTTGTCCTTGGCTTAGTGCCATAATATCACCCATTGGATCTCTTGGTTCTGCTTTAGGTTCCGGTGGCATAACTTGTTCCAGATTAGGAAAGTTTAATGCTAATAATACTTCACGATACAAAGCTCTCGTATCAAAAGTACCCGGAGGTGTCTGTTGTGCCAGAGATAGAGCCATCTGACTTAAGGCTGCTCTGTGTGCACTACTTGGTATGTTAGGATCAGACACAGGTGACACATCTACTCTACCATCAAAGTCTTTTTTAAATATAGATACGTCTCCACCTATCACTTCATAAGGATAACTATCAGGTAAGAAGTTATAGTTAATCTGTGCCAGTAATTGGAACTCATCTTTCTGAGACTTGTGTAATCTTTTATGTATAGCTGTAAAGAACTTACTACTTGCCTCTATCAGAGCCATAGTAGTACCTACTGGTCCTGCATTTGTTGAGTCTGCTATAACTTGTTCAGTAGAATCAGCAAACTGTCCACCAGTCTTTACAACAAAGTCCATCATAGCCATAAGAGTTTGTGATGGTTCTTTGTAGGGTAAAGGTATGATGGCTTTACTTAGGTCAATGCCGGTAGCTTCTACCTCCTTGAACTCACCCGGAGCTATAGGAGCATTGTCTCCGACCATTCTAACACCTCTTGCCTTGAACCCACCCGGTAGATTAGCAAACTGACCAGCATCTACTAGTGATCTCATGGCAGTTGTTGCTGTCATAGTTAAGTTACCAAGGAAATGTATAAGGCCTAGACCATAGAAACCAAAGCCCGGTACATACTTATAGTGTGTAAAGTGTAGTTTCTTCTGGAACTTAGGGTCATTCTCATCATAGTTTCTACGTATACATAGAACTTTTCTAGACTCTTGGTCTACAGTTACCACGTATGGTATAGCTACTGCATCATCATCCTCGTCATCAAGATTTAAATAACAATGTTGTTCCAGTAAAGTATACTGTGGATCATTAGCTTCTCCTTGAGCTAGTCCCATAATCTCATCCATCTTAGAACCAATAGGAGTTTGTTCTGGTGTACCAGCTTGAGGTAAGTCTACATCAGCATACATGCCACTTACTATATCTCTTTTAATATCGTTAGGAGATTTATAAATGACATGAGTATACCTATCTGCTCTACGTAAATCTGTTGCATAGTATGACACATAGAATTGATCTATAGGTATGTACTCAGATACCGGACGTTCTAATGTCATATCATAATAAATTTTCTTGAAAGAGGAACCGACTAATGGTAAGTTAAAAAGCATTCTTTCAAACTCATCAAAGTATTCTGGCATCTGATCAGTCAACTGGTAATTCATAAACTGTTTAACACGTTGAGCTTGCATCTCACGTTCCGGTGTTACATTACCTAGTATGGCTGTCTTAACTGGTCCTCCTGAAGGAAAGAGTTCTTGGCTGGCTTTGGATTGAAACTTTACAGCTGATTCAATCAAGAGTGGGTGAACTGCAGTACATGCTCCCTCAAAAGGATCGCTTGTTTCTTGGAGTTTTAAACCAAGAAGATCGAATCCTCTTTCAAATGTTTCTTCCCATTCGGATCGTGACTCTTTATCAGACTCATATCCGTCTATAACTTGCATACCTATCTCTTGTAATTTATCCTCATCAAGAGTATCTACTAAATTACCAAAGTGTTCTCCTTCCATAGGCTCAACACTCATCTCAGTTTCTTCACCTTCTATTTCATACTCTACTCCACCATCGTCTACTAACTCATCTACCTTAATTTCTAATTCATCAAGGGCTACAGAATCTTGCATACCTTCAAATGGGTTACGTTCTACAGCCATTATATATTCCTTTGTGTATTATAATTATCATAAGGATCTCTCTCAACACGACCCCCTTGATTACTCATTACTGTTGTATCATCTTCTATTTCAAGAGAAGCCATGCCCATTGGTTCTTCCATTGTAGATTCTTCACCTAATATTTTTTTTATATAACCTTGTGTTTCGCTTGTTAGTTGATTAATATCTGCTCCTTCTGCCAACCATCTTTGAGTTGCTCCCGGACCCATGTTGTAGGCTATTAAAGCATCTCTTTCATTTCCAAATTTTTTAAGTAAACCATTATAATATTGAGCTCCAAACTTTACACTCTTAACAGGATCTTTTCTATCATCTCGTGTTATTGATTGTTCAAATGCATCTTTTTTATTAATACCTTCTTTTAAAAGTTCTTCATATAACTTTTCATCTATATCTACTAAAGTCTCTGTAACTCCATATCCCGGCATCCATCCAGTTTCAGGCATTACTTGCATTAATCCTACTGCACCTTTTGGCGATATAGCATTAGCATCATTACTAGATTCTGTTTGTATTATTTTTTCTATGATTGGATCATTCACAATAATATTTTTAATAGTTGGATCATTACCCCATGATTGTTTATTTTGTGTTCGATAAAAACTTTTAGGGATAGGGTCAGCTAAAAAATCTTTAGCCTTATTAGATACTCTACTAGCTAATTTACTTAGAGAACTAGGATCAGCTGGTGCTTTCGCAACTGCTATAGATTCTGTTGGATTTATAAAAGATCTTTGATTAAATTTATCTACAGGACCATCTTTCTCAACACTCATAGATTCTGCTATCTCAGTCAATGTTCCTTTTCCATCTTTATTTTCTGTTTGTTCTGTTAGTTTTGCAATCACATCCATTAAGCCAGCCATTAAAAATTCCAATACGTTTTGTTTTTACTAGGTTTATCTTCATACTCCGGATCGTCTGGATGTGTCAAGTGCCATGAATCTCTTAAGTAATGTATAGCCATTGTCATTGCATCCACTTGGTCATCGTGTTTACCATAGGGAAACTGTATTGCTTCAGCAAACAAATCTTCTGCCCAGTCTTTGTGCCTAGGTAAAAATAATCTTCCTGCTTCCATGATAGGGGTAGCAGCATGTACTCTAGCAATTTTATCACGATCTGGCAAGTAATCCAACACCG